TATCGATTTGCAACTTTGTAGTTACCAAAGATTGTTCTTTATGAAACTGAACCTGATATCCTAGACTTAATAACTTTTTATGTATAAATTTTTCTAATTTAGATCCTGTTTTGCTAGTTTCTCTCACGGCTTTTATTGCTGATTGTTGCATATTAATTTTTACATTATTATCTAATTTTTCCCAATTTAATTTTGCTTTCTCTTTTCTATCTTCTAGTTCCTTTTCTGTGAGATCATCCCAAGACTGCATTACTCCAAAACCTATTTTTTGTTTTGTAGATTCTGATCTAGTTTGTCCTTTTGTTGGATGATTATGTTTTCCTGTAGTTAAAGCATTTTTTTGAGCTTTAGACTTATCTCTTATTTCTAAGTTAAATTTTTTAGCATCCCTTCTTATTTTATTAGCATATGTATCAAACTTAATGGCTATATCGGCAAAACTAAGCTTATTAACAATATACCATTGTTCTATCAGATCTTTCTTTTCAGAATCTGATAATTTATTGTATGAATTTTTTGACGTTTTCATATTTAAATCCTTCACAAATACCTAGTGGTTGTTTCCAGCATATGCTATAGATATCATATAATTCTTGTGATGAAGTTATAATATCTAAATTGTCTTGATTATATAATGATAGCCATTCTGAATATGTGGTTTGAGTATTATTTTGCCATGGAATATTATTAGCAAATAGTATTCTTTTATTAATATTAGGAAATTTATTAGTAACTATAATACTAGGTAAATCAAATATTATTAAAGTTCCATTAAAAAACTGAGATTGATTTAAATGGAATATTGGTAAATTATATGTGTTTATTTTTTCAGAATAGCTGTTGAAGATTGCTATTTGATTATTTGGATAATTATTTTCAAACTCTTTTGCTGTCTGTAAAATATCATCATAAATTTTATCGTTATTTATCTTTAATAGAACAAAGCCAACATCTGTCATACTAGAATTCTTTCTATAATAAATTGTTTGTGATCCGTTATTTCAGGATGATCAGTATAGGATATATTATCTATATTAGACAATTGATCTGGTTCTACAATTATTGCTCCACAAGCCTGGGCTTCTATGGAATAGTCTTTTTCATAATCTAATGACAAGTAATATTTATTAGTTTTTAATAATTTTGATTTTTCCACGTCATTAACTAATCCTAAATTTTGATGGTGTTGAGAATTCATAGCATTAAATATTTTAATTGGTAATTTTGTTTTTGGATATAAATAATCATTTAATTTATATGGTATAAAGTTATAATGATCTAAAAAACCAATGATAGAGTTATTTCGTGTATCGCTTTGTCCATTTTTATTAAATAAACTAGTATTAATTATATATGGATTAATATTAATAATATTATATTTATCATTAGTATAGTTATCGTTTATAATGTGTGTAATGTTATTCGGTAAAAACTTCGCAGCATCTTCAATAAAAATATCATGATATAAAAATATTTTGATAGAATTTGAAAAATCAGAAATAAATTGAATAATCTCTTTTGATAATAATTGAGCAGAGAGTATGGCGTGGGTACAGCGGTATTGATAATATATTTTATATAAATTATTGTTTATATCACTATTAATTATAGTAGTATTATCTATAATAGAATAAATTGTATTTTTAATAAATTTTGAATTAAAATTTTGAACTAATAATGTTTTTGTCATATAAAATATCTAGCCTTAAGTATGTCTTTTGGTGTGTTTACTTTCATAATCATTTTTTTATCAATATATTCTTTTTCTATACTAATATCATTATGACTTATCACTTGATTTATAATTTCAAAAAGATACATTTGATTAATTGATGAGTGTTCAATAATTTTCTGTAAAACGTCGATGCTTTTTTTATTCAAGTAAATACATTCTGACCAACTTTCTGGTAAATCATAAAAAATATAGTCTAATTTTTTTGATGATGAGCAACCCAATTTAAATTCTTCTTTTTTCTTATTTAAAATAAATATTTTAGATTCGTTGCCAAGCATTGATTTATTTAAGCATTTTTTCTTGAATATAATTCCATTATTTAATATTAATACATTATCAGAGTTTTTATATATAGTATCAAAAAATAATTTTATTGAATGACCCTGGTTAGTATTTTTATATTCTGGATTATATACATAATTTATATTATTTGAGTATTTATCACTTAATAAAAATGATATTTTTTCATGTTCAAATCCGGAGCAGATAGTAATTTTAATATTTTTATCTATATCTAGTATTGAGTCTATCTGATATTCGAGCACAGAAATTTTTTTTTTAATTTGCAATAATGCCTTTGATCCTAATGATTTCATTCCTTTAGTTATTTCTGGTACTAATATCAAACCATGAATCATACTTATTATATTCCTATTCTTTCTATAGAAACAAATAAAGAAGAATCAGATGATTCAATTTGAATAATTCTAAAATTTTGAATATTAAGTGCTACATAGAAATCTTCTTCTGATATTATTGATTCAATATTTTTAATTTTAGATATTAAATCTTCGCCAGATATTTTTTGTTGTAAAAAATTGTTCATATATTTTTTAACATTAATGCACTCAATATTTAATTTGCCAGACGGTTTAATTTTTTCTAGCAACAAGGAAACAATATCTGAAAATTTGGATTTATCAATATAATTAAGACAAGAGCAAAAGATAGAATCGGCAGAATGATTAATTATAGTATCTATTTCATTAATATCTAAATTTATTCTATTATTACTATTGGCTATATAGTTTTTATATAAAATATTATAATTTCTACTCATAATAAAATATCTCGTTTCTTTTTATTGCAAATAATGCTTGTGTCATTTGTTTTTTAAATATCTCATAGTCATATTCATTAGTAATCTTATGCGAGCATGATTGTGATTCTTTTTCAGATAATTTTATATTAAGAAATTTATTTATCATCTCTGTAGCTTCTTGGAAGTTTTCCACTTTTATAATGAAATCATCTGATAAATGAAAATCTTTAGCTGTTATGCACGGGACTCCAACGGATAATGAATATAGTATATTCTCTTTATTACCATAGTCCATACAAACCTTATATTTTGAAATTAATGATCTTAAATCATCTATAGACGTATTTGAGTCTATTTTTTTAATAATATCAATTCCATTAGAATTTTCCATAGTAATATTTTTATAATATAAATCTACCTGAGGATTATTCTCTAAATTAAATATTAATAAATTTTTTGTCTTATTAATTTCTAATTGTGGTATTTTTGGTATGCCATAATCTATTATGAAGGTTTTTTTTGATTTTTGAAATCCCCAAAAGTTTGCTATATCTTGACCTAAAATAATTTTATATATATCTTTATATTTACCATGAAAGACTATAAGATCTTCTTTTTTAAAGGACGGAGGAGGAGGGTTGTGAATTGCTACAACAGTCTTAATATGATTTTTATCATTAATTATTTTTTTATCAGATACCGTCAAAAAGTTATTAGAAAAATACATATCATAATAATAATTTTGACATATATCATTCGTAAGATAAAAATTTACATTATCTATATTATTAATAGCAATATCAAATATCCTCGACCCTGGTTCATATAGAACGTTGATTTGAGAATCTAAGACGCTATGGGCTATATTTAATATGGCATTATTCATATCAGGGTACTAATGTGTTGTTTTTTAAATGGTTGAGGCTGTTCTGTATAATTATTATTTAATAATTTATTTATTTTATTATCTATAGAACTACATGAAATTCCTAAACAGTTTTTATCAGATATTCTATTATTTCTTGTAAATTCAAAAATATAATCTGTATCGTTAAAATTTAATATATTCTTATTTAAAGAATTACAAATTTTATAATTTAAAGAATTAGAATTACTTTCATTAATATTTATATATACTGATCCAGTATTATGTGCTGTTATTATATTTATTAAATTACACTCTATAGGAGCTATAATAATTCGGTTTATAGCATACTTGATTCCATAAGAAGAATATATTTGATTAATATTATTAGTAATATTTTGTTTAGTATTTGGATCCATATTAAACAAATACAGTATTAGGCTATGCTCGTCAATGGAATTAACAGAATGTTTTATAAAAGAATGACAAAGATTATATATAATATTTATATTATCTTTATAATCACCGATAAAGTATAGCTTCTTACTTATTTCAAATGGATTTACATTAAATTGACCAACTTGCATTGGAGGTATAATAATATCATAATCATATGTTACTAATTTATTAGCTATTTTTGGATAATACGTTTTATAAAGATTATAGGTTGTTTTACTATCTACTAATACGCTATCAAATCCAGCCAGTTTCTCTATAGTATCTTCTGATAAAATTTCTTCATTATTTATTAATATGATTATGTTTTTTTTAATAGCATTTATTTTTCTAGACATATCGGCTGTAGTGTGCTGTATAACAATATCATAGTTATCATATTGTTCTTGTTCTGCTTTTACAATATTTTGTAATATATCTTCATTTGTTGGCTCTTTATTGATATAAATAGGTCTGGCAGATACTTTGTGATTTGTATTTTTTAAAAGATTCATTAATATAAACAAAGATGTTAATCCAGGTATCGATTTTTGTCTATATGGACCTATATAAAGAATATTCATTATGAGTTTCTTTTCATGTTAGAATAAGCAATAAAGTCTTCGTCAAACGATACATTGCTATCTTGTGCCGATTTTGCTTGATTGTTATTGTCTACAATAGTTTTTAGATATTCGTATACTTCCTTAAAACTAAATGGTCCTATATTAGTTGGACCACTTTGAATAAATCCATAGTCTGCATGATTCAATAACTCTAATATTTTTTGACTACCAATTAGAGAAATATCTTTTAGGTTATTATTGAGCAACATTAATATGTTATCAAAATTATTACTTATATTACTATCTGGCATACTTTGTATTGGTTCGAGAAAATTTGAATTATTCCAATTTGCTCTATAACCAGAATTATCTAGTTTATCTAAATAGTTTTCCCACTTTTTTGCGATATTTGTCCAATCATAATGCTTATGGGTTAATTCATGTATTTCAAATCTTTTCTTGTTAAGAATAGAGTCTGGTTGTTTAATAAAATCCAGTATATATTTAGCTAAATCATCATTATCTGGATATACTCTAATAGCTTTTGTTTCTAATTCTTTAAATTCTGATTTTATCTTAATCGGATATGCATTTAATTTATTTATAATATCACACATCGCACTATAATTAACAGTTGCAATAGGAACACCACAAGCACCCGCCTCAACCTGTGGCATGCCGAATCCCTCGCATATAGAATATTGTACATATAAATCAAATATATTGTATATATTACTTAAAGATTCTGAGGTTATCCCATCAGTAACAGACGGGAAATTGCATGTCTTATTGTGGCACTTAGTACATATTTTATTTGGCCCTTGAAACTTAGAACAGGTGACATCCTTACAGTTTCTGCATAAATATGTGAATAGTACCTTATTAGCTAATCCAGATTGTCTTAGCAGTTCTGGAATATCCCAACCCATGTCAGGATAGCTTGTGTGTAGATAAAGGAATAATTTTTTAGATAGATTTTCTTGATTATTTTCTTTTAGATTATCTAATACTTTTTTGAATGTAGTCAATAACTCTGGTATTAGTTTTCTTTTTTGATTTCTCATCACAGAACCAATAACAATACTATCTTGTGGGATACCAAAGCTTTCTCTGATTTTATTCCTATTTTTAGGTTTAAAAACATCACAGTCAATGCCAGGAGACACAGTATCTATATAATTTATTTTACCAGACGATTGTTTATTCAGAACCTCAGCGCCCCAATCTGAATACGTAAATATTGCATTTGCATTTAAAAATGTATCAATCCATTCTTCCTGCTGAGGGCATGAGTCAACTGTTGGCATTAAAATCCAATGGAAAAATTTTCTTAAAGGAGATGTCCTTTGATATGCTGTCATCCAATAGTCTCTAATATCAATTACAACATCTGGCTTAAAATCCAGTAATACTTTCTCAAATCTCCATCTGCCGAATTGATTGTCTCCTCTAGAGATATATTCTTTATGTCTGTAATCGTCATCCCTAACGGCATTTGCATAATATTTCCAATGTATATTAACATCTCTTGGATCATTAACAAATCCATAAGATGCAAATTCTGCTATCTCATATTTTTGAGTAGCGTGTAATCTTGACAAAAGTTCTTTGGTATATATACCGAAACCAGAGTGAATAAAACTGGCTTCCGAACACATTAGTATTTTTAGTTTTGGCATAATATAAAAACGGGGGGTGTTTTTGCCACCCCCCATCTTCATGGTATAAATAGTTATAAATTAGAAAGCAACAGGCTCGCTAGTTTCTTGTTTATTGTTTTTACTCAGCCTAGTAATCTTAGAAAAGTTATTTACTCTAACCTTTAGACTGCTATGCTTAACTCCATCCTTTTCCCACGAATCATTTCTTAATGATCCTTCGACCATTACTAAATCTCCCTTTTTAAAGGATTCAGAAATCATTTCGGCACCACTGTCCCAAGCCTCGCAATTAATAAAAGATGTAATCTTATCCTTTTCTCCATTGGCCTTGGTATAATCCCTGGAGACAGCAACTGTAAAATTAACCACAGATGTTTGCTTGCCGCCAGTATTAACTGTTCTTAGTTCCGGATCCCTAGCAAGATTACCTTTTAGCAAAGTTATATTCATAATCAACTCCTTATTTATAAAAACCTCAATCTAACTATTATATCCTGACCGTACTCACATGTCAAGATGACGGAATAAAACATTTTTCAACGATCAAACCATCTTTAGATTTGCTCTTATTTCCAACAAATACTAAGATGTTATCGATGAATAAATGAGTCTTATATTGACTAAATGCTTCTGGAAAAAATACTACCGTATCAAGAGTACCGTATTGGTCTTCTATTGTTATAAATGCCATCTCTAATCCTGGATTTTTACCAGTTTTAGTTTTTGTAATATTTATATTAGCAATTTCTCCAACAATAATAATATTTTCTTTTAATAATGATGTTTTAAATGTTTTACAGTTACAGTTTGTTGATCCGACGTCATATATATCTAGCTTTGAGCACGTTATATTGGCTCCTAATAGACTATTCTCAGAATCTGCGAGCCATTCTATCTTATCTGTTAATGAGTAAGGAGGATTGCACAGCAAGTATATACAATTCTCAATAGTTTCTCTTCTATTTTTAATTAGTTTTGTATTTTCTAATATATGCTTTAATGCATTAATCATATTAGCTTTATCATTTGAGTCAATATAGTTGACAAATTCAGATAATTCTTTTTTGGTTAATTTACTACATATATCATATTCAAATAATAATTCTGTTCTGTCTTTTTTATAATAATCAAATGCACCACAGCTTATTAGAGCCTTAGTTGCTGTAGAGTTTATATTTAATAATATATGACATAACATTTTTAGCCACGATATATTATTTACTTCTATATTTTTACTTAATTCGATTATTTTATTATATACTGACTGTCCAACTCCTTTTATATCTGTTAATCCAAAATATATTTTTTTATCCTTAAGAATAAATAAAGAGTTTAAATTTCTAAAATCAGGAATGCTAATATTAATATCCATTTCAACAGCATTACGCACCAACTCTTTAATCTCTTGTTGAGGATCTATTTTGTCTTTTGCAAATCTAAGATAAGAAGCAAAAAAGATTTTTGGAAAGTGAGCTTTGGCATAGGCAGATAGATAAGCGTTCATAGCATAACTAATAGAATGACTAGCATTAAATAAATATCTTTGACTCTTTTCCACCCATTCAAATATTTGCTCTGCTTCACTTGTGTTTATAAGCCCCTTTTTATTAGCTCCATCTATAAACTTTTCTTTTACTTTGGCCATCTTATCTGCTTGTTTTTTACCAATAGCTTTTCTAAGATCATCTGCTTCTTTCAGATTAAAGCCAGCCAACTCTTTAGCTATAGACATAGCCTGTTCTTGATATATCATTTCTGAATATGTGTCTTTAAGAATTGGTTCTAATGCAGGATGGAAGTAATCGATGGACTCTAAGCCATTTTTTTTGTCTATATAGTGATTAGATACGCTTTTCCCATCTCTCATGGCTTCCAAACACCCTGGTCTAAGAATACTAATGAGTCCAGATAATTGCTGTATATTTTGTGGCTTTAGCTTTCTAGCCATGGTTTGACCAAGCCTAGATTCTAACTGAAAACAACCCTTTGTATTCCCTGATGATATTAATTCCCATGTTTTTGTACACTCCAAATTAATATTTGAGATTTTTGGAGAAAACTCTATTTTTGGAAAATTAGAATTGTTTTCAATAATGTTGAATTGACAACCACAATCAAATGCAAATATCTCTGACATTATAAATACTATTATCCAATGAATGATGATTTAAACTTAACTTTGTTAGCAATATTTCTGTGTAATTTTAAAAATCTAATTAAAATTTGTGCAGTATCTTTCACATCTTTTAGAGCGTCGTGTGATCCTGTTTTATCTATACCAAGATAATCTCTTAAGCTATCAAGAGTATAATTTTTAAGCTCATTATTTCCTTCAAACCAATAAAAAACTAAGTTCATAATATCAATTACATCTCTTGGATAAAATAAAGATGATCGTCCCTCTTTATTAAGATTATTGTATTTTGTACTTAATTTTTCTATAATACGCAAATCAAATCTGTTAATATTATATCCAGCAGCGATTGGTGCTGAGAAGCAGGATTTTTTACTGTGACTACGAATATGATACATATCTAAATAAGATACGAACATTCCCCAGCCATGTTCTTGTTTTTGATAAGTTTTCCAAGACTCTAAAATACTTTCTTTTGTAGAGCCTCTAACCTTAGCATGAAAATCTAATACATCCGAATCTTCATATGAATATTCAGGATTATTTTCTATTGCTAATGGTTTAACATTAATATTGAATTCTGAATTTTTAATGATTTCCAATTTGAATGGATCTACCATAACCGCAGCTATTTGCACAGGACTGCACAAATCTGGATTAGCACCATCTGTTTCCAAATCGAAAACGCAAATTTTTTGTGTATTAGCCATTTACCACTACTACTGTGTCGCCAGGAAAGTGTCCTTTTTGAGAAGCATCGGCGGTTGCATAACAATTAACTGATCTGCAACAGCTAACTCTAACTTCATCTGATTTAATATATTCTGTACCATTAACACTAAATTTTTCACCAACAGCTAAATCCGAAAACTTTTTCTCCATTTTATTCTCCTTTTGATAAAATTTCTGATATTGTCATGATTTTGTCTAACATAGCAACTCCCAAAATATCAAATTTAATCAGACCCAAACTTTCTAAGTCTTGCATTTCCATACCAGCGATGGATTGCTTGTTCTTATTATCATAAACCATAGGACATACACTGCCAAGGCTTTTGCTACTAATTACTACACCGGCCGCGTGTTTAGATTGATTAGATTTTGTTCCTTCTAGTCTAATAGCCTGCTCGAATCTTTTTGCCAGCGGTCCAGCCAATGAACCGTCGCTAGATATATAGCACCATTCTTTGAGTTTGTCAACATTATTTTCTAACGCCCAACGAATAATTGAAGCTTCTCCAGTATCTTCTTTCATTTCTTGTAGTTCGTCTGCAATTTTGGCCTCATCTGGTATAAACTTGGTTATACGGTTTGTCTCTTCAAAAGAAATATTATCATATACTCTCAATACTTCTTTTAAGGCACCACGACCTTTCATAGTATTAAAAGTGATCATTTGACTAACTTTATCTATACCATATTTATTCTTAATATACTCTATAATTTGTTCTCTTTTTGTAATAGGAACGTCAACATCAATATCTGGCATGGAGATATGATCTGCTGTATTACGACCCTCATTATAAAATCTTTCAAAGAGTAAATCATATTTCATTGGATCAATTTGAGTAATGCCAATTAAATAGGAAACCAGACACCCTGCCGCACTTCCTCTTCCTGGCCCTGGAAGCCATCCACTTTTCTTGACATAATTTACAATATCTTGCACTATAAGAAAGTAACTAGATAAACCAGCTTTCTGTAAAATATCTAATTCTAATTTTACTCTATCTGCATATTTTGTATGTTCAGATTCTGGAACATCTTTCATAATCTTTTCTCTCCAGCCATCTCTACATAATTGTCTGAGATATTCTTCTGGATTGGAATTATTTGGACATTCAAAAGCAGGAAGTAGTGGTTTACTAAGAATAGAATACTCTTCACACATTGAATCAACGTATAAAGTATTTTCAATTTCTTCCTTAGTATGCCATTCTATCATTTCTTCTGGATCTGGAATATGATAATTATCTGATTTGAAGAAGCAACTCATTGGAACATCCTCATTAGCCAAGAGTTTCTTATTTATGTCTATCAAAGTTGTCTTAAGATTATTACATAATAAAATCCTTTGATCAATAGCGTCTTTTCTTTCACAATAATGAGCATCTGGGGTAGCTATTATTTTAGTTTTAGTCTTAACAGATAATTGTCTCATTATATCTGTCATTTCTTTTTGTTTAGGATTCAGTTCGTGATCCATAAGTTGAGCTTCTAGAAAGAAATTATCTTTGCCAAATATCTCTTTCATATAGTCTATAAAGGATACTGCTTTGTCAGTATAGTTATCAGGATTTTCCTCAACCAAGTCTGATATACTTGATCCTAAATGACCACAAAACCCTATAATATTTCCATCTAATATAGGGGCCAATCTATCAAAACTAATTCTAGGCTTATGATAGAAGTTATCTATTCTGTTCGTTTCAGATATTATTTTTATAAGAGTATTCCATCCTGCTAGGTTTTTAGCAAGAACTAGGAAGTGACTAAGATTATTATTTTCTTTTTCTTTAATAAATGAATCATTTTTAGATATATAGAGTTCACAACCCAATATTGGTTTAATCTTTTTGGCCTTCATTGCCCGATAAAACTGAACACACCCGGAAATAGTTCCATGATCGGTTATTGCACAGGTTTTAATTCCAGTATTAAAACATCTTTCGGCTATTTGACTGGGCTTGCTTAATCCATCCAATAAACTATAGTGAGAATGTGCGTGTAAAACAGAATAAGTTTTTTGTTTCATAGCGATCCTGGCGCCTTGTAACTTCCAAATGAGTGATTTTTATTTTTGTATAAACCCATTGTAGTGTCGATACCATAAAGGTCAAGATCATGTTTTATTTGTTCGCACTTTGTCATTGTTTGACCAATTTTGCATACTTGTCCATCTCTATATTCTTCTATTGGTTCTATATGCGTTCCTTCAAATGTCGTTTTGCCAAAATGACATAATTTATTACACATCCAACTTTTATTAAGTCGTGGCTTTTTCGTGCTCCTAACTGCTTCAAATTTTTGTCTTAACATATCCTCAGTAGAACTAAGATCAGAATCATGAAAGCATATAGAAAATGGACCACCGTCATTAATAAAATATATTGAAAATATTATATTTTTAATATGAGGATACAAATGTTTGATTGCATAATGATATATTTTTAATTGAGGGTCTTTTTCTAGTTTTTCTTGTGTCTTTTCCTCTCCTGTCGCCCAATCTAATCTGCGACCAGTTTTCCAATCTATAATTTCTATAGTAGAATCATTCACTAGTGTTATTAAGTCAATAGTTCCTTTTAAAGCTAAATTTCCTTCTAATTTTTCTCCATTGATATCATAACTATATTTAGCCCAAGATTTTTTAATTTCGAAATCAAAATGCTGTTCGGGGCATAGTATGTTTCGATTTCTTGGATCAAACATTCCATTATTAAATTCTATAGCTTTATAAACCCAATTTTTACAATCTTTATGGTCTTTTGGTGACCACTTGTGATGTTGTGCATTAGATGTGTAGTATGAGTAAACTTGATCTATTATATTGTCTAAATCATACTTATGAACATTAACTTCTCCGATCAAATCATCAGTAATCAGATCTTTTTTATCTTGTTGTGCTTTTTTAATAACAGCTAATATTTCTAATACTTTATGTGTGATAGTTCCTTTATCTGCTTTTTGTCCAGACAATCCTCGCCAGCCCAAAACGTACTCACCAAAATACTGCTGTTCGCACATATTGTGAGTATTATAGGAGCTGCTTCTAAAGTATGTAATAATCATAGGTTTAATAGTTTTTCTAAAATAGTTTTAAGTTCAGAGAATTGATCATATAAATTATGATTATCATTATTGATTATATAATCAAAATTATTCCAATCATAGCTTTCTTTGTCCAACACTGTCTCACTAATATGATCAGATAAAAATGGACTTCTGGTCAACCTCAATACTTTGCCACCAATATTTTTTATTGCTTCTACTTCGTTGGGAAATCTGCAGTCTGTTATAATTGCTAATTCAGGACCTTCTTTAAGGATTTTATTAATAGTTGACTTTACCCAAACATCGGTATCCATCTTTCTAAATATGTCAGTACCTACATATTGCATAACTTCTCTAGCTGTCATAAATTTATTAGATTTATCATTGTTTTGTTCCGATGGCCACTTAACAGATGTTAATTCGTTTTTATTCTCATCTGATCCATAACACTGATCATAAGTCAAGCCCAATATATTCATGCATATGTCTGTTTTTAATATATCAGCAAAATTATAGATTTTTATTTCATTCTGTAATTTTTCTAAAAACAATAAAATATCATTAGAAATTATTTCTCTTGATAATATAGATTGTATAGAAAAAATACCTTCGTATGATTTGTCACCACACAAATCTGATATTAGTATATTTCCATCATCATCTATATAAAGTTTTTCACTCGCATTTAGCTTAGCAAGATATAATGATAGAATAAAATTCCCTGCTGTGGTTTTACCCGATTGCTTTTTGCCAGATATGCCTAAGACTAACATAATTCGTATTCCTTTATCTGTGGAGATATTTTTGTTACTATATCATCAATGCTCATTTCTGCAATATCATTGGCATTAATTTCGATGTGTTTTATATTATATATTCTTCCGCATTTATCTTCAATTTGTTTTGCTGCATCCTTGCCAGCTTTATCATTGTCCATAATAGTTATAATATTCATAGCTCCGGATATGTCTAACAAAGCCTTTTGCTTATATCCAAGCGAAGAACCAAATATGGCTACACTGTTATGAATTCCTGCCTCCTCTAATCTCCAAACATTGCCTGGGCTTTCTACTATAACTACGGTTTTAGATGCTAAGATATATTTTTTAGCAAACCAATAATTATACAGATGCTCTTGCGTTTTAAAGTTTTTGCTATGTCTCCATTTGGAGCTAAGCCATTTTTCATTATCGTTAGGACATTTATCATTCATGTTATGAAAAGCATTACAACTTAAACATTTATCATGTATACTTCTTCCAGTACATCCTATCATTCCTCTCATATTTTGATCATATACAGGAACAACAGCTCTATTATTCATTTCTTTTGATGAATTGATACAGTCTCCTACATCGTATTTTATTAATATCTCTTTAGAAAATCCTCTATCTAAGAAGTATTGTGATGGTATATCTAGTGCTTTAATCACCAAGTTTCTTGGGACTACAACTTCATTTGGCTTATCACTAACATCTATAGAAATATTTTTTACAGTATTAACAAATGTATTTTTTTCTTTTACTTTTCTTGTTTGTTTATCATTTACCGGATCATGATTAGAAAATTGAATAGCAAAGTCTATAGCATCTTTAAAAGATACCATATCATCACCTTCTTTATTCCATCCATTGTCTTTAGACAAGCATCCTCTTATAAAGCCGATAATTGATGATTTAAAAATGTTTTCACACTGATGAGTTCTACATTTCCAATTGCCTCTATATGAATCTCCCTTATAATATAAATTCAATGCAGAATCATTATCTCCTCCATGAATTGGGCAACTCATGGTGACCATTTTATCAAATACTTTATATGATTCTATACCTAAAGAATTTAATAAATTCTCTATATCATCACACACTAAGTCTGACAAATTCTTAAGTTGATATTGATCATACGAATGGTATGTCTTGTTCTTCTTCATCTTCATTATTGTCATTGATTATAAATCCACCTTTTTGCTTTTTTGATCCATGTAATAATTCTAATCTTGTTTGTCCTTCTGTTATTTTAGCACACCAGCCCTTCATATGACAATTAATATAATCATTGTCATCTAATCCTCCTCCGTGGCGGCTGATTAATGGAACTAGTTTACGATTACCGGCATCAGAACCATCCTCTGCTATTTCTTCGTCTGATTTTCTTTTAAATATTGTAAAATTACTACATAGCCAAATAATTCTATCTGATCCGCTTGCGGTGTCAGTACTTTCTTTTGTTATGCCGTCTCTATTTAATTGTATAAAGGACAATATTGGAACTTTATATTGTATAGCAAAATTATGTAAACTTGTCATCATAAAACCAAGAACCTGATATTCTTTCATATCTTGACTTATGCCGGTACTGTCCATTAGTTTTAAGTAATCATAGATAATAACACAGTCCTTTGCTGTACCATCATCATTAAGTCCAACTTCTTTAGATATCCATCTTCGCATGATAGACAGTTGTTCATCAAATGGTTTACCAGCTATGCTTTTGTGATAGAGTTTACTATTTTTAAGTTCGTCTATGGCCTGCTTTATTTTGTTTGCAGAATTTGGGGTGTCCGTGAACTTTCCTGTTTCTATTTTTGATATTTCTATTTCTGATGACATAGCCAAAATTCTATGGATATGATCCTCTTTAGTCATTTCTGTATCCATATTTAATACAGGAATTTGTAACTTACTAGCAATATGGTATCCAATATTATCAGACAATAGAGTTTTTCCTACTTTTGGTCGTGCTGCTATAACATTGACCGTCCCTTTTCTTAAACCTCCTCCTATCGCCTGATCATACACTGGAAATCCGGTAGGTATTCCTATTTGATCTACTTTATTAGTTTGTAGAAATTCTATATAGTTATCTATACTTTCTGCTATAAACTTAGGAGCAGAATCACTTTCTGCAGATAAAGCATTTGTGAAATTAAATATTTTTTCTTCAGCAATACCCAAGATGGCAGATATTGATTCTGAACCTGTAACGTCTAATAGCTTCTCTTGTACATCGTCCATTTCCTTGTGTAAGAGTCGAGCTATCTCTAGTTTTTTAATCTTGGATGCAAATTTTCTAATATTTTCTAAATGAACAGGAAAATCAAAAATAGCTTTTAAGTGTTGAGTTTCTTCTTTTTTAGATAATATATGTGATAAATTAAGTTCTTGAGCAGAAGAATATACTGATGCAAGATCAATATTTGGCTTTGACTCTTTTTCACAAATGTTTTTTAAACACTTAAATATTATTTGATTGCTGTCAATTGTAAAAGAAGATTCCTGGATAATATCCGCAATATCCAAATAGGCATCCTCTCCATACTTCAAAATTCCGCTTAATATAGCACGTTCAGCGGATGGGTCACATAAAATCATATTTTATCCAGAATGTGTTGAGCAATTATTACATTTATATCTAGAAGGAACATCGAAAAGCAGAGTAGGTGGAACACTTTCTTTTTTACCGCAAACTCTACAAACTACATCAATAAATTCAAAGTCTCTCATTCTCGCTACAGGAGGATGTTTTGATAGTTTTTTATCAACTACACAATCATCTTTATGCATTCTAAATTCAGACATTTTTTCAAATTTATTTATATTGTCTGTTGTTATTTTTTTAGTTTGTTTGGTTTTTATTGAATTATTAGTTCCTACTTTTTGACGACCCTTCGTCTTTATAGTAGGAGACTCCTTTGCTGGTGCCACGTCTTGTTTTTGTTCAGTTTCTTTAGGAGTCTGATCAACAAGACTTTGTAAAATCGATATTAAAGCTTTAAGTTGTTCTGGGTCTTTTAATAAATCATTTGGGTCCATGTTGCACCTTAGTTTTTTGAATTGCCATCATAATATCTGATAGATTTTTAATACTGTTAGCCAAATAACTTAATCTATCTATTCTTTGTTTAGCATACTTTCTAATTTGATTCAGGCTATTTGCTTTTTCGTTATGTTTTATTGCTTGCAAAGACTTTTCAATAAAGCCATATCCTTTATAATTATTTATTTCGTCTGCTATTGCTTCTTTAATACTTTCTTCTGACCAATTATGTCTAGCAATTTCTCTATTAATTGTTCGTTGAACATGAAATGCAAACTGTGCCAATCTGTAAGAAATTTGAGCACAATCTTCTGGAGAAATCTTTTCTATTTCATCCCTGGTCATACTAAGATATGTATTAATCTCTTGCTCAGACACTCCATATTGTGCCGAATATTTTGGTAAAGAAAGCGTGGACTCATATTCGTCAAGAATAGTATCCCAGTGCTGTAAATCTTCTTTAGCTGTTCTTGTTGTCATAGATTATTAATGTCCTCCATTTGTCTAGACTTTCGAAGTGAGGTAATACCACATGAGTAATTCCGTTTATTTCACACCATTCTTTTTTCTCTGCATCTCTTTTTTGTGCTTTCAAAAAATTCATTCTGTTTGAATGATAAAATGGTATAAATTTATAGTGCTGTTCACCATGAACTTCTATTGCTTTTTTTATTAATGGTAGATAAAAATCTAAATATAAAGTTTCTGATTTTCTTAATGGTATCGGAACTTCTTCTAGAATTTGTAATGTTGGAAAAATTTCTGTCAATACTTTTCTGGTTCCAAGATGAAAAGACGATTTTTCCTTTATTCTGCCTTTAGCTATATGTCCTGTTAGATTCCAATTTATAGTATTACCATTAAGATCTCTGACTATCATTTTTTTATACCTAAAACTTCTTTAACTGATGTTTCTATAGTCTCGTATGCCTTAGCATTTTCTAGTAAGAAATTTCGTACTTTTTCTGTCCCTTGAAATTTGGGTTTATCTTCTAACGTTGTTATAGTATACCAAGCCCCTCCTTTGCTAATAATTCCAACATCAGATGCTAAATTGATCAATTCTGTACATTTGTCGATTCCTTGACCATAACGGATATAGCTAGTAGTTACTCCACCAGGAGGCCCAAGTGCCGAGCAGACCACCTGCCATTCGATTTCCTGCCCTATTTGAGTATTGTCTGTTCCAACCACCCAAGGTTTAAATGTTTTAGCCCTGAGCTTTATGTCTGTTTGATAAGCAATAGCTTGGCCGCTTTTTTCTTTAAATTCTGCACCATAGCCAGTAGGATTTCCCATTAAGTGAGTTATTCCTATTACAATATTTTTATTAACAGGAATAACATTTGCAACTTTACGACAAAATTTAGCTAAAAGTTTTGCTCCGTCTGCTCTTTGCATTTTGTCCATATCACTGGTAATTTCTGCCTCTGTACACAAAGCAGAATATGAGTCTATGATTAGTACACATCCCGGAATCTCATTAATTATTCTTTCTGCTATTTGTAAATACTCTTCTCCATGCAAAATTTTTCCTTGTTGACTACCTATTACATGAAATCTAGAAAGATCCAATCCAGGTATTCCTTCTAAATCTCTTTTTTTCAATCGACCTTCAATATTTAGGTAGTACACTTGGCGACCATCCTTAAAAGAACCATGAGCATATTCTGGTTTTTGAGCAGTTGCTGCAAAGTCTAACGACGATGTGGTTTTACCACATTTTGGTTGTCCTGTTAGGACTACGAAACTGCCTTCTGGAATTCCACCGTTTAAAGCGATATCTAATGATGGACTTACCGGAATAGTTAGTACCTTTTTATCTACTAAAGCATTACCAGATAATATAATCTGATCGCCAAATGTTTTGATCACATCTTCTTTAAGAGTTGTTACCATCATCTAATTCCTTTAATTTGGAAAGTATATTTTTATTCTGTTGATTTTTATGTCTGAAACTCTTATTCTCTGATCTATTTATATCTATTTCCAGAGATTTAGATTCATTTTTGACAATCATATCGTGTTTTTCTATTATAGCTATCAGATGAGGCGCTCGCAAAGAATAGATTTTTGTAGCCTTATCATCATTTAAAGCTCTAATAATAGATTTAGCATCATATTTTTTTAATAACTTGTTAGCTGTAGCAATTTGGTCTCTATAATATTTTGACCATTCTTTATTGATCCAAAATTTATAATGAAGATCTAGCTTGTCACATACCGCCTTGTGTTCACATATAAGTTCCGTTATATACTGAGCGGCTGTAACATCTTTACCATTAGAATACCTTGATGGATACATATGTTATTTTTTAGGTCTAAAAATTCCTCGTTCACTA